CGATCTCGATCTCCAACACACCGGGGTCGTCCGCGCTGGGCTCGGGCAGCAGCGAGAAGGGGGAGGGCGTCAGGGCCCGGTCGATGTTCGTTGCCATGTCTGGCTCCTCAGTAGTACGCCACTTTTCTGAAACTGCGGAACTCCGGCGGGTCGTCCGGTGCGTCCGACGGCAGGCCGATGAACCCGCCCATGCGCAAGCGCATCAGGGCTTGTATGCATGTGTCCACATAGTCGTCGTGGTCCCCTGCGGGGAACGCTGCGACCTCCTCAATGACCTCCTTGGCCCACCTAGTATCGGGGGCCCACACACGGCCCGAGACAAAGATGTCCGACACGGAGTTCAACCGCGCCATTTTGTCTGATTTTGTGCCGACTTTACCTCTTGATGGCGAAAACTCCGACACCGGCACGCCTGTTGCGCGCAGCTCCTGTATCAACGGAGCGCCTGCGGCCTTTTTCTCGACCAGACAGGTGTCGGGTTGCCACTCCTTGTAGTACTCCAACGCTCGCTTTTTTAGATCCGGGAACGTCCATCGGTACTTGATGGCGTCCAGCAGGATAATATGCGCGTTGTTGTTGTCGTCCTCGTTGAACCACACACCCCACGTCGTGCAGGCGCTGTAGTCAGCGGCAGTTTTTGTCTCGTGCGCGGTGTCCCACGACTGGATGATGTAGTCGCACTTGGGCGGTTTGTCTCGCTCCCAGAGCCGCCAGTGCTCGCGCCGGATGACTGCCGCCACCTCGCTGGTGGGGTTCTGCTGGTACTGCGCTTGCCAGAAGCGCGGGTCCATACCTGCGCGCTTGGCCTGCAACTGCTCCAGGGGCCACTGCCCCGGCCACAGACTCTTCTCCTCGTCGGTGTTCTCGTTGAGGATGGCGGGCAGCTCGACGATCTCCCAAGGAGTGGCGTCGGGGTTCTTGATCTGGTGGCTGATCAACTGGCCCGTGAGGTCAATCTGCGACCACCGCGTCATGATCACGATGATCGCCCCGTTGGGCATCAGGCGCTGCAAAGGGCCGGTCTGGAACCAGTTCCACGCCGCGTCGAAGGGCGTGCGTGTGCCCGCCTTCAGGTCCTGCTCCGAGTGCGGGTCGTCAATGACGAACAGGTCCGCGCCCCGGCCTGCGATGCTGCCGCCCACACCCACGGCGTAGTACTGCCCGCCCGATGCGGTCGACCACTTGCCCGAAGCCTTCTGATCATCGGCCACCTTGGTGCCGGAGAAGATCTGCTGGTAGTCCTCGGTCTCGATGAGGTTTCTGATGCGCCGCCCGAAGTCCTCCGACAAGGAGGAGGTGTGCGTGCCCATGATGATCTTCTTCTCGGGGAAGCGTCCGAGGAAGTACGACGGGAACAAGAACGAGGAGAACTCCGACTTGCCCATGCGAGGCGCGATGTTGATGATCACGCGTGTCTTCTCGCCCCTGACCACGGCGTCGAAGATCTGCGCCAGCTTGCGGTGGTGCGGCCCCTCCTTGAACCCCGGGTAGATGGCGTGGGCGTAGCCCAGCAGACCTGTGCGTGCGGCGCTGAGCTTGGCGCGCTTCTCGCGCTCCTCCAGCAGGTCGAACAGCTCGGCCTTCTCCTTGGCCGTCATCGTGGGCAACGCGCGCTGGAGCGCAGCGGCCTCTGCCGGGGTCAGGAAGTCAGGGAACTTCACGAGGCGCCAGCCTCGACGGCTACGCCGCCGTCGCCGACGGCAACGACATCGGACACCGAGACGTCCGTCACGGACATGAACCGCGCAAGCTTCTCCTTGATCTTGGCGTCCAACTCGGCGTCGTTGACGCCGGTCTTCTTGACCTCCACCCGGTCGGTGAACAACGCCACCTCGGTGACGCGCCCCAACATCTCCAGTGCACGCAAGCGGATGCGCGGGTCGGGGTTTTTTGTCTCCTCCAAGATCTGCGACACCGCGTAGCCGCGCAACTCTCGCGCCTGCTCGACGAACGCCCAGTCGTAGGCGGTCAGCATGCCTACAAGGTGGCGCACCGCCGGGGGTGTCTTCAACTGCAACAGCGCAGCGTGCTGATCTGGCGTCGGGGTCGACGTCGTGACCGCTGTGAAGGCCTGTTGTGCCAGCGAAGCGGCAAGCTGTGCGTCGGCGGAGTCTTCGGTGGGTGCGCCCACAGCGGTGAGCCAGTCGAGTGTCCCCTGTTGTGCGGCCACAAGATCTGGCGCAGACACCCGCGACACCGGCACTACGTGGTCGGCGCTTTCGATGGGGGGTTCGAAATCGAGGAGGTGTTCCAGCATATGTCGCAGGGCCGCATCAAAACGCCCCAGTGCGCGCAGTGTAGCGTTGCAACCTGCTCGCCGCAAGCCTATACTACAAAGGCTTCTGTGCCTTGTCCCGGGTTGAGCTTGCTCCCCGGGATTTTTTTATGTATACGTGTCAAACACTAGACAGTGTGTAAGGTATTTTTGTAGAAATTTTGTAAAAATTTTATTTTTGTTTTAGAAAAGGGCGATTTTTGTAAAAATTGTGATTTTTACTATTTTTGTGGTTTTGTAAAAATTGCAGTTTTTACAAAAATTGTTATTATGGTTGTGGATTAGTGTTTATATTATGTCGCGTATCAGCCCTGCACAGGGGGGTGGTGGGGAGGGGTGGGGTCGCCGCAGCAGGGTCTTTTGACCCCCTCGGCAGGGGGGTAGCACTACTTATGAGAGCACTTCGCTCTCGACGTGACAGCGTCGTGTACGCTGGGGGGACACGATGTCCCCCATGATCGGAAGGTATCTCCCATGTCTCTCAAGACTGCCATCGCCGCCGTGCTGACCCACGGCGACGCACTTGCCACGGCGTGGCTCGACCTGCAAGCGCAGGCGAAGCGGGTTTCCTACGCTGCCTACGAAACCGCGTGCATCCAAGCGATCAGCGCTAAGTACGGCGTGGCCTTGAATACAGACGGCACTCTGCCCAAGGCGGACGCTGCGGCGTACCAGCGACTGAAGCGTCTGCGCCGTGCACACCCGGAGTTCGTGGGCGGCGGCTCTCGCCAGCACAAGGCGGAGCCTGTGCGGACTCGCGTCGTGGCTCGCGTGGCGGGCGACGTGATCGCGGCCCTCGTGGCCGCAGGCCTGAGCAAGGCCGAAGTGGCGGGCGTGCTCAAAGCCGTCAAAGACGGGATCACGTTCGAGTGATCCCTCAGGGGGGACGCGATGTCCCCCCCATCATCGCTGCGTCCGCAGCGGTGCTGCGTCCTGCGGGGCGCAGACCAGTGCGGATGTGACGCGCCCGTCGGGCGCTGTCCGTACATCAGGGCACAGCCCTGCAAAGGAGAGTGAAGTGGACGTTCTCTACTACGCCATGCGCTTCGCGCACAACGGCGGAAAACTGCCTGTGCAAGCGCACTTGCAAGAGGCTGCACAAATGTGCGATCTACCCGTCTACGAAAGCGAACCCGTGGACGGATATGCGCCTGTGGCGCTGGAAGACTACGAGTTCTGAGCGTAGCCGCTAAGGGGGACACGTGTCCCCCTTGCGAGTGCGCTTGACGCTCCCGTCGGGAGCGGCGTGCTGTTGGAGAGAGCCATGCCAAAAGAGTACTTTCTCGTCCACACCGCAACCCTCGTCGGCGGGGGGTTCGCGGGCTTCAACACCGTAGTCTCAGGGCCCGTCAGCCAAGACGGGTACATGAAGCGGTACGGGGAGCACCCGGCCCGAGAGCGGGCCGAAGCCGCCGCAGAAGAAGTGTTCCGTGCCTCGGGCGCATACCCGGGGTACCGCTTCATGGCCGCAGTCGTCCGCGTGGACGGCGGGCGCGCCGTCGTGTGCCAGTCCCGAGGCCGTCGGGGTTGGTGAAACCCGGGGGACATTTGTCCCCCATCAACTAGGAGAGTCAGCATGATCAAAGAGACCCAGAAGGACGCACTGCGTGCGTTCAAGACCGAACTGCGCACGCGTGCGCAGGACGAGCGGGCTGCTGCCCGCCGCAAGGCGCAAGCCCTGCGCTGTGCGCAAGCGAAGGAAGCCCAGGCTGAGACCTGGGAGCAGACCGTGCGCGGCATCACGCCGCTGCGCTGAAGCCCGGGGGACATTTGTCCCCCATCAACTAGGAGAGAAAGATGTTCGATATCGAAGTAACAGACACTTTCGGCGGAGCGCCGAACTACTGCTGGGTCAAGCGGGGGTACACCCGCGCCCAGTCCAGGCGCGGCGTAGTCCGCGCAATCAAGACCTTGGCCGGCTGGCACGGCTGGGTGCGCGTGAAGGTCGAAGATCTGGGCGACACGCTCATCGTGCGCCCGACGGACACGTCCGGCGTCAACCAGATCGCGTTCGCGCACTGGGCCGACTGACTCAACCGGGGGACATTTGTCCCCCATCAACTAGGAGAGAGCAATGCCCTACTACCTCTGCATCGGGGACGACCCGCTGGAAGACTCCAGCCGTCACCGCACCAAGCGCGACGCGCTCAACGCCTTCCGCGAAGTGGCGGAAAAACTGGCCCGGTACGGTCAGACCATCACCGGGACGGTACACATCGCTGACAAGCGCAGCGAGTGCGTCGACGACCCCGACCTCCACCTCTGCATCGGCCCGCGCGGCGGCGTGCAGTGCACCTAAAAGGAACAGTCATGGTACTCCAGCGCTTCGAAATGATGCCCGTCCTGCGCGACGGCCCAGGCGTCGATGCCCTCGTGGCCATGCTCCGCAAAGGCGGCATGGTCTGTCTCGGCCCGTACCACAGCGATAAGTGGTACATCTTCTGGCCGAAGAAGGGCTGAACGCCCCCGGGGGGACATTTGTCCCCCCAGTAACTACATGCGAATGCGTTCGCATTAGCAATAGGGCCACTGGCCCCGCTCTTGCGCCGTCCAACCACGCGCGTGGCCGCGCTAACCCCTTGATCTTAAACATTTTTTCTTACTTACTACTACTACTACTATCTATATATATATATATATAAGAAAGTATTTTTTTATTTCTATATTTTTGCTTTTTCCTTTTTTCCTTTTTTCCTTTTTTCTCTAGGGGGAGAGGGAGGGAGAGAGGGGTACTTTTTTTGGCTACAGTAGTGATACCGCACACGCGTGTTGCCCTTACAGATCAACGACTTGGCGCGTCCCAAACCGTGGCACGAACTTTCAACTCCGGGGCCAGTCCCGTCGATTCTTGGGCCAGTGGTCAAGCGTTTGTCAGGGTTTACCCTTAGGAAAATTCATCAACAATCCCCGGAAAATCCGGGGACAAATGTCCCCCGCAAGGA